ATGTGGAGTCAATTGTTCAATGACCGCATCAACGATCCTTTCATCCGTTAGGCAACCGTTGGCAACTGCTCTTGCTGGCGTTGCTGGAAATGTTTACGCATTCGTTCCTGAAACAGTAATACCACCTGCAGTTGTTGTGGTTCCAGATTCACCGTATATTGAATTCGACACAATAGGAAAGTCAACCTTTCACTGCAAACTTAATTACACAATCACAGTCTGCGTTGCTTACAACAGTAACCCAGCATCTCTCGACAATATCGAGCAGCTCATCATAAGTGTTGTTTCTGCAATCCCAGCGGGATATGAAGTAGGAGCAGTTCAACGACCAACAGTTACACAAGTAGGCGCTAGCAATTTGCTTGTCGCAGATATAAGCGTGGCAACCTACTACACGCAAACCAACTAAGGAGAAAACCCATGGCAACAACCGTTATCACAGGGCGCGACATTACTTTCACCATCGCGGCAGCCGCGTATGATGGACAAACAACTAGCGTTACTCTGACAAACTCACCAGTAATCGATACCTACCAAACACTAGATGGCAAGGCTTACAAGCACACAGACGATCAATGGACACTTAACATTGAACTTCTAGCTGACTGGGGCGTTGCATCATCACTATTCGAAGCAATGTGGACTGCAGCTGAAACAGCTCCAAACACTGCACTTGCTTATTCAATTACTGCTACAACTGGCGCAGTATTCACAGGAACCGCACTTCCAGTATTTCCAGCCGTCGGCGGAGCTGCTCCAGGAGCGCAAACCGATTCTTGGTCTATGCTAGTAATTGGAACTCCAACAGAGAACTTCGCTTAACAAACAAACTAGGGAGCAAAAATGAAACTACCAATAACCATTGAATTTAACTCTGGCGAACAGGCAACTTACACTGCTCAACCGCCAGAGTGGGCTAAATGGGAAAAGGCGACTGGTAACACAATTTCCAAGGCGCAAGACAACATCGGCATCTGGGATCTTATGTTCTTGGCGTATCACGCACACAAGCGCGAAGCCGCTGGTAAGCCAGTCAAATCTTTTGAAGTATGGCAGGAAACAGTTGCAGATGTAATTGTGGGAGATAACGACCCAAAAGCTACGAGCCAGGAAGCATCAATCGAGCAATAATTCAGTTGGCAATTGCCACTGGTATTCCGATGAGCGAATGGCGCGAAGCTGAGGATATTCTTACCGCATTTGAAATTCTAAAGGAGCGCAATGAATCAGGCAGAGGTTGAAGCCTATAACCGAAAAGAAATTCGGGAAGTAGTCAGAGCCTTCAAAGCCATGGATGACACTGCGGTAACAGAAGCCAAGAAGGTTTCAGGCGCTCTTGCAGATTACGCACTTGGCAAGATCAAAGAAGCTGCGGGAACTAGAACCGTCGCAACAAAGGTTGCAACCAGAATTGCTTCAGGCGGTAAGGTTTCAAAGAGTTCCAAGATAGGTGAAATTAGTCTTGGGTTTGCTTCTCAAAGATTTTCAGGTGGTGGAACTACTCGCAGCTTATGGGGTGGAATGGAATTTGGATCTAATCGATTCCCACAATTCCCGAACAGAACTCCGACACTAGGGCGAGGAAATAAGGGTTACTTTATTTTTCCAACCTTGAAAGCTGCTCAGCCTCATATCATTAAAGAATGGCAAGAAGCGTTTTCTAAGATAATCAAGGAGTTTTAATGGCATCTGATTCAAGAACACTTAAATTAGCCATCCTTGGTGAAGTCAAAGGTTTAACCGATAGCCTAAATAAAAGCTCAAAAGATGTAGATACTTTTGGCGATAAGATAACCAAGTTTAGTAAAGTAGCCGCTGCCGCATTCGTAGCCGTTGGCGCGGTCGCTGCTAAGTTTGCAGTAGAGGCAGTAAAGAACGCAGCCGCCGATGAGAAGGCTCAAAGAACTCTCGCTAAGACTATTGAAAACACTACTGGCGCTACTCGCAAGCAAATCGATGCCGTTGAAGACTGGATAACCAAAGTCTCACTAGCTAAGGGTGTTACCGATGATGAACTGCGACCAGCCTTCGCAAGACTTACACGATCAACGAAAGATGTTGAAGAGAGCCAGAAGCTTCTCAACCTTGCATTAGATATCTCTAGCGCCACTGGCAAGCCACTCGAAGGCATCGCTAACGCGCTGGGTAAAGCCTATGATGGAAACACCCAAGCGCTAGGTCGGCTTGGTCTAGGCGTAGATCAGAACATTCTTAAAAGCAAGGATTTCGACGCTGCCTATGTTTCACTGCGAAAGACTTTCAAAGGCTTCTCAGAGCAAGAAGCTAATACTTTCGAAGGCAAGTTAAACCGCCTCAAGATAGCATTTGACGAAGGCAAGGAAACAGTCGGATCTTATATCCTTACTGCTATTACTCCGCTGGTTACTCTGACCGTAAATAAGTTAATTCCAGCCATCCAGGATATCTCAGATAAGCTTGGTAAAGCCGTCGAACCAGCCTTTAGGCGTTTGCGTGATTTCGTTAAAGAATTTTTTATTCCTATATTTGGCGCTCTTCGCGATGCGTTCAATAAAGTTCGCGATGCGTTCGTCGATAACAAAGAAGATCTAGAACCCTTACTTACCCTTTTCAAAGATGTCTGGGATTTCATTGCCAAGTATCTTGTTCCAATTCTAAAGACTACCTTGGTCAGTGCTATCAGAGCCGCTGGCGATGCGTTCGGTTTAGTCCTAAGCATCATTTCGCCAATCATTGCCAAGATTTCTGACGGTATTAGAGGTTCGATTAACCTAGCAATCGATGGCATTAACGCTCTAATTAAAGCCTATAACTTCGCAAACAACTTATGGGGCGGTAGCGATGTTAAGCCAGTAGATAAGTTAGGCGCTGGATCTAGTGGCAGCACTGCCGATTTCAGCCGTAGCTCTAGCAAGATAAACACAACCTTCCCAACGGGTTCAAGTGGTGGCACTGGCTCAGGTGGTGCAGGATCAACAGGCATGGCTAGTGGTGCAAGCGCGATAGGTAGTTCAGTTGGCGGTGCCATAAGTAATATCGATAAACTTCAAAAGGATGTAGATAAGAACATCGCGGCAGCAAATAAAGCACTAGAAGCCGCAAACGCAGCCAGCGCAAAAGCCGACGCTTATTTCCCAATTAGTTCTGCAGATTTGAATTACCAGGATAGCTTTAGAAGTAGTCCGATGAATACTTACAACGTAACGGTAAACGGAGCCTTAGATTCTGAAAGCACTGCCCGTCAAATCGTATCGCTTCTCAATGATTCCCAGGCTAGAGGAACTCTAGGAGCCGCAGGGCTTGTTGGAGCAGTCAGCTTCTAATGACCCAATGGACTCCAGTCTGGCGTGTAATAGTAGATAGTGTAGAAGTTACCGATGTAACTCTCTCTGACCTAACAATTACTTCTGGTCGCACTGATATCAATTCCCAACCAGTGGCGGGCTATTGCAGTGTCCGACTAATCAACCTAGAAAATACAAGTTACAACTTTACTGTCGGAACTCAAATCACTATCGAAGTCCAGAATTCAGCATCTACTTTCATCCCTATATTTGGCGGGTATATAACCGATTTCCAGATTTCAGTAGTCAGGGCTGGATCAGTGGGCTATACAACCGCTGCCACAATTACTGCGTTAGGTGCATTATCTAAACTTCCTAAGATTATTAGTGAAGGCGTGTTAAGCCAGGATGAAGAAGGAAACCAAATCTACACCTTGCTTTCTGGGTTCTTACTTGGGCAATGGAATGAAGTTTCTCCTGCTCAAACATGGGCTGCCTATGATCCAACAACAACCTGGGCAGATGCTGAAAACCTAGGACTGGGCGAAATCGACCAACCTGGTAATTATGAGATGGTTGCAAGAGGTTCCAACCCATCGGATCTTTATTCCTTAGTTACTCAAATTGCCAATTCAGGTCTTGGGTATATCTATGAAGATGCCAATGGAAACATCGGTTATGCCGATTCCACTCATCGCCAGGATTACTTGGCTAATAATGGCTACACAATTCTAGATGCTAATAATGCTCTCGGAGTTGGTATTTCCAGCGTTACTCGCGCTGGCGACATAAGAAACAAATTTACAATCAGCTATAACAATGGTTCTGGAAGTTATACCGCCGAAGATACTCAAAGCCAAAGCTTGTATGGTTTGCTGGCAAGTTCTTTTGATTCATCGGTTAAGCATTCCTATGATGCCGAGGATATAGCCGACCGCTTTATTGCTCTTAGATCTAGTCCTTATGGCAAATTCCAGGCGATTACCTTTCCGCTTGGCAATGATGAAATTGACGATACAGACCGCGACGCCTTATTGAATATCTTTATGGGTCAGCCTGTTTGGATTCAGAATATACCTGGCAACATCACAGATGGTTCATTCCAGGGTTATATCGAAGGCTGGACTTTTCAAGCTTCCTATAACGGCTTAAGCATAACTTTCAACGCAAGTCCGATAAGTTTCTCCCAAATTGCGGTAAAATGGGAGATGGTAGATGCGGCTGAAACTTGGAACACTTTATCCCCATCCTTAACTTGGATCAACGCGATAGGAGCAGTAGCTTAAATGGCAACTACAACAACGAACTTCGGTTGGGATATCCCCCAATCAACGGACTTGGTGAAGGATGGCGCCACCGCTATTGCTGCACTCGGTCAAGATATTGATACAGCCCTTGTTGATCTAAAGGGTGGAACTACTGGACAGATTCTCGCAAAAGCTTCTAATACAGATTTAGATTATTCATGGGTAACAAATGATGTTGGAGATATCACTGCCGTTACCGCTGGCACTGGTATCACAGGTGGCGGCACAACTGGCGCGGTTACAGTCTCATTTGACCAGGCAAATTTCGGTGGCGGTCAATATGCCGCTGGCAAAAACAAAATTATAAACGGCGATTTTAGCGTTAATCAAAGAAATTTTACAAGCACTTCTTTATCTACAACCTTCGGTTTTGACAGATGGTATTTGAATTTGTCTGGTGGAACTGCAACTTATTCAGCCGAAACTTTTACTCTAGGAACGGC